TGATTCCCATTATACGATCTCCACACCTGTGACATGGAAGTTCACAGTAATGGCTGAGGCTCCACCTTTAACTACTTCAGTAGTAGCTAGTGTTTGCTTACAGTCGATATAAATTGTCGAGTTAGCAGCAATAGCAGTTGTGGTGTGAAGAGATGTTGGAGTTGCCGCAGTACCCAATGAAAGAGTAAAAGTAGCAGCTGAGCCAGCAGTATTGGTCACGGCTATGTTGGTCACAACCGCTTTAGTAGATGCTGGGACTGTGTAAAGAGTTGTAGTAACTGTAGTAGTTGCCGCACCTCTGAAAAGTGTTTTGCTTGTTACTGCCATTATTGTGCTCCCATGAGTAGGATGATTTGGTTATCTTGGACTGTAGTGTCAATAGCATTGCCGAGAGTTCTCATAGCCAATGCACCATTCTTCACGAATGCCGTATCGTCAGGCTCGGTCCAAGCGTAGTTCGGGCTAGTTGCCATGTTGCTCCTTATTCATATGCGTACCATTGTACCGTAGCACCAACCGCATCCCACGCTGTTGCTGGATCTACATCCTGCCAGCGAGTAGGGGTCAATGAGTAGGTTGAGTCTGTAGTTATCATCGAAAGGCTAGTCTGAACCCTGCTTATGCTAAGAGTCCATCCTTCAACGAATCCTGTGTACACACTGGGAGTCAAGGCTAACGGCAGATTCTGCACTTGTATAGGCAAACCCATATAGACAGTAACTAATCGGTCAATAGTGGCATTAGAGACATTAGGACTATCAAGCATGACTGTAAAGGCTGAAAGGTTATTCTGTGGGATTCCTCTGACTGCTACATATCTGTCAGCAATAATCTGAGCATCGGTGGCATTAGAAATCTCAGTAGTAATCTTTGCCCCTGCACGACCATAAGCAGCAATAGAAGCTGCATCAGTAGAAGTAACTGTGCCTGGTGTGTGATAGTCAAGGCTTAGGTCATTGACTATATCGTTACGGCTACGCTGAGAGGTCACACCTGACCAAAGGATATTGTTCTCTGTAATGTCATAGTAGCCATTAGCCTGCTCATCATTGAGTCTATGGGCTTCATTGGCATAACCAACCTTGCCGTCTGTAGTCTCATAGATATAACCAAAGGACTGCTGAGCATAGGTTGAAGCAAGGCTATAGGCATCTGCTACTAACGGGTCACGCTTAGCAAATGTGTAAATGTATGGTGAATCGACTGTATCAATAGTCACGCCTGCATCAGTAAGGATTGAAGTCATACGATCAGTGTCAGTTTGGATTGCGTAGTCACCGAGTATGCCAGTTCGAGCCATCTTAGCAAATGGGCCTACTGCTGTGATTGTCTGGATTGTAGTTTCACCAGCTGAGCCAGTAGCACCAATACTGCTAGAGACATCTGTAAGAGTTCCAGTAAAGACAGTCTTTGTAACGCCTGTAGAGTTCTTAATAGTAACTACTACAGACTGGCCTATTTCAAAGCCATTATTTACATCTGTAGTATTGAGTATCTGAATGCTGGCATATGAGGCTCTAGGCTGTTCCCATACATTGCTACGCCCATAACTGATTCTTACACCATTGAGAGCACTGCTTGTATAAGGTACTGAGTTAATGCTTACGGATGCTTCAGGTAGCCAAGCCATTAGACACTCACTACGCGGCTTAGTCCTAGATTACTAAATGAACCTACAGAGGTAGCGGCATTACTGAGAATGTCTGCTATCTGTCGAGCTGTAGAAATCGGATCAATAGCACCTGAGACATTGATGTTAATAGTTGTGCCACTTGAACCTGAGCCCAGTGCAGAGTTAGGAGTGATTGAACCGCTAGTGCCTGGAGTAAAGAGTTCTGGACCCTTCTCACCGACTAGGTAGGTTGTGCCTCCTGATACTGGACCTCCAACGGCTTTGCCTCCTCCGAATGGATTTATATCTCCAAGGAAGTTGCCTACCTTTGCGCCTAGTTCTAGGATAGTTCTAAAGCCAGTAATGAGAGCACCTACTACATTGAGCACTGCACCTATAGCAGTTCCAATAGCCTGGATAGCAAATTTAAGAGCACCGCCTAAGAATGGTACTAAATAAGTCTTAACGAAATCATAGAGAGCCTTGAATGATTCTTTGTTATTTTCTACTGCCATTTTGATTTCATTGAAAGCGTATTTAAGCCCTTCAAGGATTGGTATAAATATCTTCTTGCCTATTTCAATAACTTCCATAAAGCGAGCCTTGAGACTATCTGCTCCACCTAAGCCTTCAGCAAATGATTGAATGGCTGGGATTACATTATTTACAATACCTGAAACCATAGGAGTAATAGCATCTAGAATGAATGAGCCGATAGTCTCCTTGCCTTCATCAAAGGCTATTTTAAGTCTGTCCATCTTGCCTTGAAATGTCTCAGCCTGCTTAGAGGCTTGTCCTTCAAATGTCTTAGAGAGTACAGCTGTTGCAGCATCAAAGTCTTTAGTCTTTAGGATGTTCTCATCTATGCCACCCCCCAGCTTCTTTAATGCTGTGAAGTTGCCGTCATGGGCTTTGGCTAGGGCTTCTGATACTGCCTGTAAGTCTTTGCCTGTACCTGCTGCAATGTTAATAGCAAGGGTCTGCAACTTCTGTGCTTCTTCTACATCCTTAGTTGAACGGACTAGACGATCTAATGAAGGACGGAGTTTGTCATCGGTTACGCCAAAGGCTAATTCTGTTTTAAGGATGTAGGCTTCAGTAGATTTAATCTGTGCATCTGTAGCACCAGTGACATTCTTTAGAGAGGTCGCTAGGCGTATCTGAGCAGCTTCATCTTCAATGGCAGCCTTAACACCATCTACTGCTAACTTACCTGCGTATGCCACTGCTGCGGCTCCTGCTGCTGCAAAGGCTAGTCCTGCTACCTTACCGAATTTACCTAACTTATCTCCAAAGCCTTCTACTTCATTTGAGCCTTGACCTAACTTCTTTTTAAGGTCATCGACATCGGCAAGGATGGAGAGCTTGAGGGTTCTATTACCTGCCATTAGTCATACTCCTTTAGGATACGAGAGAATGCTTCTTCCCATTGTTTGACTAACTCAGGCTGGATTTCTCTTAATGTTGAATAGATGAAATAGCCAGAGTTGCCTCTGCCCTTAACTGGTGTACGGCTTGGGAATTGCTTGAAGCGATTAGATCCAAACTCCATGCCATAGAGCAGGTCGCGTGTCGTTCCACCGCCTGAGAATTTTTGAGAAGCAAAGCCATAAGAGAATTCACCGACTTTGGATGACTTAGAAATCTTTACACCGCTAGCAATTCTTTGAGCTGCTACTGGTGAGACTGTGCGAGTTGCTGCTTTATCTTTAATCTTTGCAGCAGCGTACTCAGCCAATGCAGAAGATTCCTTCTTGGCTTCTTGGATTGCTTGTTCTGACATACCCTTGAACGCTGAAATGATTGAACGAAGTTCTTGGCGGTCATAACTGATTGTCTCAGTTGCCATTTCTCTCCTTCAATACTTCAAGCGCGGTTAGTACATCTTCTGCGTTCTGCCATTCTTTCATCGGGATTCCTGTGGCTATTGCTAGCTCTATTAGGAGTCGGCTGATGCTTCCTGGCTCATGGCTTTTGGGTCTGATTGTCCAGTCTCAAAGTCTGCAACTGTGTCCATCCAAGCCTCGAAAGGTTTAACTGGCTGACCACCTGACTCACGCTTTAATGTGTTCCACGCCATGAATAGAATATCCCACACGCCTGCGTGTTCATTCCATACTGTCGATGAGTGACCAGTCTGCTTTTCCCACTTTGCCCACTCAGGAGGTTGAGCCACTAGTAGTTGCTGTTCCCCTGAGTTATATGTAATTGTTATTGGTAGTTTCATTTATGCTCCCGTTGGTAAATGTTAGCTGACTGTCAGCGTTGGCTTTGCTGTGCATTGTAGCGTGAATGAGACAGTCTGAGCATCTTTGCCAGCACCATTTGCTGTTGGAAATGATGGGTATAGGTTGCCTGTAAATACTGCGCCTGTCTTAGCAGTAAATGAATAAGCCAATGAAGTATCTGGTGCAGATGAAGCAGCAGCCCATAGAAGCTCGCATAGTGAGTCCACAGCTGGTGATACTGTTGAGGCTCCCCAGTCGGCTAGTAGTTCCAATGTCATTGTTGCATCTGTATCGATTGTCTTGTATACGCGACCATCTAGAGTCTCGTATGCTTGACGATCTAATGTTGTTTCCAAACTAACGCTTAGGGCTTGAGCATCGTAACTTTTTGAGTCGATAGTCAAGGCTAAGTCGCGCCCTGTGATTACTGTTGTTGCCACTTGTGCTCCTTATGATTGTGTGTAGTAAGTAGCAACACGAATGTCGGCTACGAGCAGTTGGCCTGCCCCTACAGTAGTTACTGTTGGTCTATCGACCGCAGTCAGTTCATACCCTGATGGGATTAGGCTGACTACACTTGTGATGAGTTGCTCTAGATTGTCTAGGCTGGCTGGATTGCTGTTATATGCAACGCAGCATGTTATGGTCATATTGATTCGAGCGCGGAAGGTTGCATTGCTCCCTATTGTCTGGAATTCCATATAAGGAGAGTCAGGCACAATGACTACTGCTGGTGCAGGTATTGACTCTGGGACATAGGCAAAGATATTAGCTGCGACAGTTGAAAGTGCAGTGGCTAAAGGTTCGCGGACTTGAGAGAGGATTGTCATTGAGCAATAGTTCCGACATCCACCAAAGGTCCAAGTAATCCTGAGACTCTGTTATAGAGACTGCGACCCATTCTGAAAGGAGTAGGAGCAAAGTCCACGCCCTCGATCTGTCCACCTGGAGCAGTACGGCTTTGGAAGATTTCTACTGATACAACTGTGACGGCAGTTTCTACTGCGCTGTTACCCACATAAGTAGCCGCGCTTGTAAGAGTTGCAGTACCAGATGGAATAATGTTTTTAGAGATGATGTCAGCGTTAGTGATAGCAGCTGAGAATGTGTAATCATCTAGTAAATCTGTAGTAATGGTGCGCGTGCCATTGAATGGAGTTCCGCATCCTGCAATGACTACAGATTGACCTTCATTAAATGGTTGAAGGTTAGGAGTTGAGAAGTAAGCGATGTTGCTAACTAATGAGACTGCATCGATTGCTACTGAGTAAGAGTTAAGCATAGGCAAGATGACTGCTTCACTGCTATCAATTATATCTGATAGGACTGCATCAGAATAAAGAGAAACTGAAACGCCAAGCACAGATCGTAGCTCAGAAGCCGTAATAATTGTTGGCATTTCAGTCCTCTCTATACTGCTGGTGGAGCGATCGGGAGCAACCGCCCCACCATGATTAGTTAGTTATTAGGTAAGGTTGAAGCGACGAACGCCTGCGCCGACCTTTGTAGCGATTGCGTAGTAGCCATAAACTGCTACCTGTAGGCGACCATTAGCCAAAGACTGAACCTGGATTTGAGTCTTTGGAGCCTCGTAGAATGTAACTGATTCTGGTACTACCAAGAATGCAGAATCATCGATAAGTGTTGTCACAGTCATGTGTGGATCTACGAACAAGTTCTGGCCCATTACTGTTCCAGTTAGTGACTGAACTCCAACGCTACCTGGAGCGTTTGATGGTTGAGCTGCTGTGAACAGTGGACGATTTGTTGTGTCCTCTGCTGTAATGATTGTCTCCCACCATGCTGTGTTAGCAATGATGTTCTTAGCAAACTTACCTGCTGCAAGATATGCTGCTGGAGTTTCCTTAGCGATGTACGCCTTGAAGCCTGCGATTGTTGCAGCCTGTGTTGAAGCCTGAGTACCACCAGCAACGAGTGCTGCTACTAATGCTTGGTCTGTTGCCTTCGCGTATGCGTAGTTGAGTTCTTTGATGAGTTCATCGTAGAACGCAGGTGATGAGCGATCTAGAAGTTCCCATGAAATGTTCTGCAAGCCAGCAGCCTTCTTGACATCAACAGTGATATATGTTGAAGCCATTTCTGTTCCGCCAAGTGCTTCGCCTTCAGTTGAATTTGAATCCAATGTAGGAGCAGTTGAAATCTTTGGAATCGTGAAGCTCATTCCTGAATTTGGGAGAACGCCCTTTGATACTGCATCTACGGCTGGACGGCCATCGATTGAAGTAGTCACGAATTCGTTCATGTGTGGAGCGAGTGTTAAGCCTGTGTTTGTTGATGTGTCGTTAGTTGCGAGAACTAATTGACGAGCATCTTCATCGCCCATTGAGGCTTTGATGTTTGCTTCTAGCAGTTGACCAGCTGTTAAATCTGGGTTAATGCGAGGAGTTGCATAGAATGCTGGACGAGGTGCCGCAGCTTCTACTTTGTGGGCTTCTACCGCTTCAGCAACGGCAGGAGTCTCTGGAACGGTAGTGTCTGACACTTGTTCTCCTTCTGGTTGAACTTCTGGGACGGATGTCTCAGAAACTTGTGTGGCTTCTTCTTCAGAAGCGGCTACCTGCGATACACGCGCAGAATCGATTGCTGGGTCAGTGACCAAAGATGTCTCCATGATTGATGACTTGGAAATCACCATCACACCATCTTGGTTATCCCAAGCATCGACTTTGACTCCTACTGAGAAGCCATCTCGGAGTCCATCAGCTGCTTCTACCAAACTATCTTCACCAGCCATTGTGTTAGCAATTTTGAACACTGCATCAATACCATCTTTGCTTACTTCGTAGGAAAGAAGTTTGCCGATTGGACGAGTGCGATCATGTTCTAGAAGTAGTTTGACATTCTTGTTAAATTTAATTGAGTCAGCTGCAAAGATTGTTGGTCCAGCTGAAGTGTTACCCTGTTCTCCCCATGTCACAATGCGACCTGAGATAGTACGAGCATTTGAGTCTGCTGCTGTGAGTGTGACTGGCATGTCGATGTTCATCGAATCAAGTCCTCCTCTTCCTGGATTTGTTCAACGCTCATTGCGCCGATTGTGTTGAGTATCTGATAAACCTGTGCGCGTTCTAGTGCATTACCGCGCAAGAAATCATCTAAGTCAAAGCGAATTTCTGCTGTACTTGGGCAGATGTCTGGAAGTGAAAGCCTGGACTCTATGCAAGAAAGCAGTGGGCGCATTGAGAAATCTACAAGTGACCTGCGCTCTGAAGTGGCGTTGGAGTAGGTCATGGAGGTGCTTTCAGCGGAAAGGAAGTACGCTGGGATACCTGCTGCGCGAGCTATTTCCAACGCCACATACTGACGGCCCTCAACTAGTTGTAGTTGCTTAGGGTCAAAGCCTACTGATTGCATTTCTACATCTGCATTAAGGAATGCTGTTGAACGAGTGGAGCGAGAGTTGCGCCATGCTTCTAGAAGTTTAGCAATGCGCTCTGAAGTTAAGTTTGTGCCATTAGATTTAAGCACCATAGAAGGTACTGGCTCTTTAGCGTATTGGAGTGCAGCCTTTTCTAATTCAATAGCAGCTGTGATAGTACGACCAGCGCGATTAAGGAATCCTTCATCATAGCCATCAAAGCGAATGATAGAACCGACACCAGCAATAGGAGCATTACGGCCATCTACTTCATAGCCATCGATTTCATTCATTGCTAAGTTATATTTAGATTGAACGCGGCGTGGATCAATGCGAGTCCATGAACGAACGCGACCATCTTCTGCATAAGCATCTAGAACTAATCCAAAGCCAACGCCGTATAGCCATATATCTTCTGCAAGCCAGTTATAAACGACAAAGCCAGACACACGCGGATCGGGTTGATTGATTACTCGAAGTGGCTCGATGTGTGCGCCTGTAATTCTATTATACTGCTGTAATGGTAAAGAACCTATCGTGCCACAGATAATGTTGCGAGCTCTTGCTACTGCTGGCACTGACATTGCACTTGCACGATCTACATTTACTGGAGTGTTAAGTAATCCATAGACTGAAGATGAAAGATTGAATGGTTGTAGAGAGGCTGCTACATCTGTCTCAGATAATACGGCAGACGGAGCCTTAGTGAATATATCACGAATTCCCATTGGACAAATTGTACCATATATGTCTAAGGATTTGATAAAATGGCTAAAAGTGTCTAGCCGACCATGATGTCCATTTCAGCATCGGGTGCTGTAGCAAAGTGGCTGACCATAGCCATGCCTACAGCTGCACAGATTGTGGAATTGGATACCTTACGGCCTAGATACCAGCCACCATCTTTGAAGGGTAATTTGACTGCACTTAGAACTTGCTTTGTCAATTCGTCCTGATTGGTGTGAAGAAGTCTCTGGCTAGT